ATGGCACTATCTCTTTTAGCCGCTAACAATGCTCAGACAGTGCTTGCGGCTGGAATTAGCTCAACGGCAACATCTCTTACCGTAAACACTGGAACAGGAACGCTTTTCCCGTCCCCGGTAACAGGAACCAGCTTCTTTAAGCTGACGATTATCGATGCTGCCACAGGCTCGCTCACTGAGATTGTTCATGTTACCGCCAGAAATGGTGATGTCTTTACTATCCAGCGCGGACAGGAAGGAACTGTCCCACGAGCGTGGTCAGCAAATGACATTGCGGCAAACATGATGACGGCCGGAACGCTGTCCTACATCCTTGGGAACTTCCAGCCGCTGGATCCTACATTGACGGCGTTAGCCGCGTTAGTGGGCGCAGCAAATAAATTACCGTATTTCAACGGGGATGATACTGCAGCTTTGACCGACCTCACCAAGGTAGGTCGTGACATTATCGGCCAGACTGATATTGCTGCTGTTCTCCAATACCTTCATTTGGAAGAACTGCCAAATTTCGCAAAGTATGGCGCACCGATGATAGGCGAATTGATTGAATGGCCGTCTGACAAAATGCCGAATGAAATTTACCCTGATATGAAGATGGAGTTTATCCCGTATATAGGGCAGTCATTCGATCCGGTAAAGTATCCGCTACTTGCAACGTTACACCCCAATCTTCGTTTACCCGCAGATATGCGCGCTAACGTGGCGCGTGGCTGGGACTGGGGGCGGGGTATTGACGCCGGACGTGTACTCATGTCGGCTCAGGATGACGCGATGCAAAGGATTACCGGCGAACTTACAGACATGTGTTCAGGAGACTCTCTCCAGGCTACCGGCGCATTGACTATTACCGCTAAACCCGCTCAGCACTGGTATGCGGCTGCGACGGTATCATCAGCATATTTATATTACAGAGCAATAGGCTTTGATAGTGCGTCAGTTGCAAGAACAGCAAATGAAAACAGAATGAAAAACGTGGCGTGGAATATGATTGTGAGGGCTAAATAATGTCGTTATTTGATAAAAATGGAAATGCGACAGAAACACATGTTGCAACTGTCAGTAGTTACGATGCCATGACTGGTGAATTTATTGATACTTATGATGTTCGTATTATTGATGGAACCGGTATTCCTGCCTTTTCCACTCTGACTATTGCCCCGGAGCCAGAGAAAGGATTTGCGCACATCTGGAATGGTCAGTCATGGGATGCAGTCCCCGACTTTCGCGGAATGACCGCCTATATCAAAGAATCTGGTGAGGTCGTAACGGTGAGCGATATTGGCGAATTAGCTGAGACGCTAACCCTGATAAAACCGCTCACCCCTTTTGATAAATGGGATGGCATGCAGTGGGTAACGGATACAGAAGCGCAGTTTGCAGAGGCCATTACGCAGGCAGAGAATGAGCGTCAGCGACTGCTAAAACATGCCGATGCTGCAATGCTCGATTGGCGCACGGAACTGATGCTCGGTGAAATCAGCGACGCCAACAGAGCTAAATTGTCGGCGTGGCTGGCGTATAAAAACGAGGTTAAAGCGGTTGATGTAACAATCAACCCCGAGAATGTTAGCTGGCCTGTTCCCCCGGAGGCGTAGGCCATACTGGTTTTGCTGTATCAACGCGCATCAACATCACACGGTATTTTTTCCATTCAGATAGCGCGGCGGTTTCCTCTGCCGTCGCTATCCCTGCATCAACGGCATCCTGACGCCAACTAATTTCATCATCCGCTACGGCCTTTAAACGTAGTTTTTCTCGCTCTGCATCAGCAATTAACTCTTCACGTGTCGCCGGAGGAATATCAATCCAGATTGGCATATTTTGGCTGGAACTTAGCTGTTTGCCTTCAGGTGGCGTAAAGTTATATTCATTTCTGACGCTATCAGAAACCTCTACAACATCAGATGGTAATGAACCATTGGTAAGGTATTCTTCTTTCATCTCGATGGGATAAAAGCCCAATGTGCTTGGCGAAAATAAATACATGGTTATTTTCCTATGGCAATAAAATATGAAGAGTTCATTCCACCCATATTGTATTTAGCAAAAAATCTGGTCAGGTCATTGACGTCACGTTGTATTGATGGAAATTGTAGCGATGGTGATGCAGTCGTGGACATTAAAACGCCTGGCACAATAGCAATAACGCTACTCGGAAATGGTATAGGGAAATTGATATATAGCCCGTTAGAATCAAAAGATGCCTCGAAAGCCTGAATAACATATCCGCTCGGCAACTTAAACCACCCACCACCAGACTGAAAACTACTCATATCAGGGATTTGATCTGCAACTGTGCCAACACCCCGTTTCGCTGCTTCTCCCAATTGAACCTTTTTTATAACCCCCAAAAATCTGGCGATACTTCGCCGTTTCTCCTGTTTTCATAACAGGAGAAATTCCCATGATTTACGGCTACGCCCGAGTATCAACAAACCACCAGGACACCGAACTTCAGCGCATCGCTCTCGAGTCAGCAGGATGTGATCACATTTATGAAGAGCATGCCAGCGGGCGGAAATCTAACCGCCCGGTGCTAAAGCGGCTGATCGCCACTATGCAGGCTGGTGATGAACTGGTGGTCTGGAAGCTGGACAGAATCGGGCGCAATGTCCTACATGCTCTGTTGATGTTTCAGCAGCTACAGGAAAAGGATATCAACTTCCGCAGTATTACCGATGGCGTAGACCTCAAAACAGCCAGTGGCCGCTATAACTTTCGAAACATACTATCGGCGGCGCAGTACGAATCCGATCTAAATAGTGAACGTACGTTAGCAGGACTAGCCGTCGCCAGAGCAAAAGGGAGGGTAGGCGGTCGCCGACCTAAGTTCACGGATGAGCACTGGCGGGAAATGGGCGAGCGGATTGCTACTGGCGAATCACGTCAGCAGATCGCTCGCAAATACGGTGTTGGCTTATCGACGCTCTATAAGAAATTCCCTGCGACTATGAGTGAGGTTTCAAACTAGATGAACCTACCATGGGAGTTATCAATACCTGCATCCATGTAGTTGATTGCCTTCTGTAACTCATTTATCAGTTCTTCTGCGCGAGTTCGTGAGATACACATAAACTGATCTGGGAATTCCTTTACTGGCCAATGTGGAATGCAGGCCATGTTATCGATGAATGATGCAGACAGATAGACTTCATTTGTGAGCAAGGAATAGCTGACGTTAAAATCGGCTAATTCTTGTAGGCTGCTGACATTGGATTCTCTGTTTTTCAT